GTTGTCCCGGCTGGTTTAACAGTTGTACATCTTGCTGATGGGTTAATAACTATTAGTTTGGATACTCTGGTATTTTCTCGTTTAACTAAACTAGCAGCTTTTTTCATGTCATATTTTAATACTTTTCCTGAACCAATACCTGTCATGGACACACCTATAAGAGCGTCCTTCTCTGTCGTTTCTTGCCATATTTCTCTTAGATAGTGGAAAGATGTGTACCCTGCTTGGAGTGTTCCGATAAAAGCTGCTACTTTTACTCTTTCATTTAAGTCTTCTTGTGATTCTATATTACTTACATTTACCTCACATAAATTACAAAACTGATTTGGTCTTAATGCAATCTCACAACACGGATTAGTTCCCCAATCTTTGTCATTATTTAGATAAATTCCTGGTTCTCCTGCTCCTGATAATTCAACTCTTTTCCATAAGTCCATGAAAAATTCTTTAGTAATTTTATGTCTCATTAAACAAGCTGAGTTATTAGCTCTACCTCTTTGTGGATTTAATTCCCACCAATTTCCTGCTTTACAAGAAATCATAGCATCGTCATCAGCACTAAATAAACTAATAAGAGCTGCTCTACGAATACCCCCGGCAAGTACCGCGTCTGCGATATGACATATAATATCATGTACTTCAATAGTTGTAAGTTGTTCTCCATTTTCTTTTTGATTTAATAGACCTTCTATTTTCACTAAACATTCTTTTAGTGGTTGAGGTCCCGGTGCTTTACCACCTGATGTTATTAATCTTGCCCCTTTAGGTCTTATATCTGAATAATCAAATTCTACTCTACTACCACCACCATTCATATATGTCTTCATTAAAACCTTGATTGCATCTGCCCATCCTTCAATTGAATCACCAATTAAAAACCTCTTTTTTCTTTTTGGGTATGGTTTTTGGATTACTGGTAATTTTTTTACGTGGTGCTTTTGAACGGAGTACCCCACACCTGTTCCCCCCAGTAATAAAAACATAGTTTCTGGAAATGAATCTATATGGTCAATAGGTAAGTAAGCACAATTATAAATTCTATTTGGACTAATCTCAATTGGTTTACCACCAAATTGCATACTTCTCATTGATGGTAGTACTTTTTTATCATATACTAACTTATATTTTTGCTCTATTTCATCCTTTAGGTTAGGATATTTTTTCTGGTGCATTTTTTTATTTCGGGTAACTAATTCTTCCCACGTTTCTCTTCTATTTAGTTCCGGTATATATTTTGCGTACTTCATGTAGACAGTAATATCCGACAGAATCTTATTTGATACTTCCATATTTTTTTATTTTATTAATTATTTTTGTTTATTACTTGCTGTCGTCTTTGTAGAGCACGAGCAATTTTTTCTCTATTTCTATTGGTTTTTTCCTCCTCAAAACCTAAGAAAGTTTGTGTAGTTTCGGTGTCTATTTCTAAAGTTCCGTTATCAAATTTACAATTTTCAAATATAACACCATCTCTTCCCAGTCTTGATTTTACAATGGCTATAGTTGCGAGCCCCATTTCTTTTTGTTGTAAAGTCTTTGCAACTGATATAATTACGTGTCCTACTTGTGCTTTTTTAATAGAACCACCCATTTGGTCTGTAGTTACCACATCTGAAGATATAGAACTTCTATTTCCTTGGGTTGCTGTCCAACCTGCAATATCCAATTCATGACACATACCTTCAAATTTTCTCATAACAGAGCCCTCACCTTTCCACTCATCATTAAATGAACGGTCTGGGAGTATACAGTCAATATAATCAATTAATACTATATCTATTTTAGTACCTTCAGATATAATTTTCCTTACTTGATTTTTAATCTGTAACATAGTCATTTCATCCGAAGGTAATTTTTTAAGTATTAATTTACCCCCAGTTTTTTTCATTTCATCTGCTTTATCTAATACAGTTTCTTTGTGGTCACTTAATTCGTCATTTGGTATTCCCGTCCAACAGGTAAAATGTTTTCTTTGTATAATTTTTGGGTTGTCTTCAAAAAATATCTGTAGAACATTATATCCCATGTTGAATGCCGTATTTGCGAATCTAGTTAACATAGTTGTTTTTCCCACTCCTGTAGGTGCTAATACAACCCCTATTTCACCTTTAGCTAACCCACCATTCAATATATTATCTAAACCATCCACACCAGTAGGTATAGGATGTCTATAATCATCTTCTAATAGTTTTTCTAATTCTGTAAAAATTTCAAAACTACCTAAATCACCATCACCTATTTTGATGGCATCTCTAATATACTCCTCACATTTATCGTAACTTTCAAAATCACCTTTTTCCATTATATTTTCAACTTTTTTAATGGCCTTTTTTAGTTCTTGTTGTTTACAAAATTTAATGGATTTTTCTTTGATAAAGAGATGGTCAGCAAAATCAGCGTCTTTTATCTCTTTTAACATATCAAATATATATTTTCTTGCCATTTCCGAAGAAATCTCAATTCTCGCTAATTGGTCTAAAGCGTCAAACGATGGTGCTGTGTTATATTTTTCATAATATTCTTTAATTAATTGCATAATTAATTTAAAATACTGATTATCAAAATATTTAGGTAATATAGCATCTATTATTGACTGAAAAAATGCATTATCAGTAATTGTTAAATTTAGTAGTTTTAACTGGAAACTATACCCTAGGTATCCAAAATTCTTCTTTTCACTCATCTATAAATCTGTTTTGTAATAAATACATTATTCGTTAACAATTAAACAATAATCTTGGTAGTAGTTGTCAACTTTTCTATTAGATAGCACCTCAGTTAATTCTCTTAGAATTGTAGTAATTCTAGGTCTTATGTCTACTGTGTATCTGACTTTGGGTGGGAACATTGTAGCTTGTAAGCTTCTCGTCAAAATAATCTTATTACCCTTTTTGATTGTTATTGTAAAATATTCCTCTTCTGAGTCTCTAGAGAGTTCATTATTACTTTCTCTAAAACTACTTTCTAGTAATAATAAAGTTTTCCACTTTAAATCTTCAGTTAAATCTAACATGATATCTTTTACCATATAATGTAAATCTAAGGATTGTGCAGCTTTTGGGTTAAAGTTTCTGACAGAAAAAAATCTTTGGCATACGATATTTTTTCCTAGTGTTAGTACAAATTCACATTTTTGTGTATTGTCTCCTTTGTGTTTTATTTTATTCATCTTTTTTATTTTTATAAAAATCTTTTTCTATTCTAGTTAATCTTAAAAATGGTCTTACAAAATCCACCCAAGAATCATCTTTCTTAGGTAAAATATTAAGAATTCCATCTGACATCATCAAGTCCAAAGCGTTTTTCCAGTGTCTTCCTTCTGGGTCTATCGCTTCTTTTGACAATTCTTTTATTCCTTCTATTGCTTCTAGAGTTAAGAATTGTTTCCCTAAACCTATTATTTTGTAATTTATTTCTAATGTAGTGGTATTTTTTAACTCATTAGTTAATAATTTTGGTTCTTTTTGGGTTACACCTTCTAAAATATTACTTTCTTTTTTGGTAATTTTATCTTTTACCTTTATTTTATTTATAATATCTTCTAAGGTTATTTTTTCTTCTAGGATTTCCGGTATTATTTTTATTAGGGATTTAACTCCAACCATTTTTATACCATATATATTATCTGAAGAATCACCACAAATAGTTTTAACAACCCTAACATTACATGGTGGTATATAAATACCGTTTAATGGTACTTTATCTCCATTCTTAAATATTTTATTTAGTGATAATATATGTATCGATACATGGTCGGATATTAGTTGTAGTAGGTCTCTATCTGAAGTTAAAATTATAATTTCTTCGTCCTTAGACTCTTGTGTGTAATAACCTATACAATCGTCAGCTTCACATAAATCAAACGTAGATTGTCTAACATATAGTTCTTCAAGGTATTCTTGTGTCCTTAATTTTTGTCGGGCATAAGACTGTAACTCATCCGTAGATTTCTTTTTTAGTCTCCTATTTAATTTATATTCCGGATAAAACTTTGTTCTTGGGTGGGTGTTTTCTTTACCGTCCCAAAAAACTACTATCTTAGTTATTAGGTAACCGTCAATATGTTTTCTTAGTGTGTTTAAAAAATGGTACAAACCACCAATGTGGTCGTCACCATTATACAGATTTTTTATTCCGTGAAAACCAGTATTTAATAAGGAGTTTCCGTCAACTAATAATGTTCTTGTCAAAGTATAGGTCTAAAAGGTTAAACAATTTTTTTACTTTACTATTTCAACTAATTCTATTTCAAATTTTAAATCTTCTCCAGCTAAGGGGTGATTTAAATCTAATTTAACAGTTTCTTCATTAATTTTAACTATCTGTGCTTGTACTGGTCTTCCATTATTATCTTGTCCTTGTACAAAACTATTAAGTTCAAATTTCATGTCTGTTGGAAAGTCTTTTTTCTTAACTTCCATAACCGCTTCTTCAACATATTCCCCATACGCTTCTTTCGCTGGTAGTTCTACGGTAGATTTAGAACCTACGCTTAATTCTTTAACTGTGTCATTAAATCCTTTTAGTAGTTTTCCATCATCGATAGAAAATTCTAGCTCTTCATTTCTTGTCCTTGAACTATCGAATTCTGTACCGTCTTTTAGTGTACCAACATAGTGCACTTTTACTTTGTCTCCTGTTTTTAATTTAGTCATTTTCTTTTTCTATTTTTAAATCGAAATCACCCCCAACGCCTAATTGCTCAGACCAAAAGGTAGCGTTTTCTTGTTTATACTTTTCTATTGATTTTTTTTCCTCACTAGCTTCTCTACCAGCTATAAAACCATGAGGTGTTATAAGTATTTTCCCATCCTCATAACCCAAACCATTAACATGATTTTTCATGATAGTGATTTTAGTTCTAGTGGCAAATTTTACTTTTCGTTTTTCTTTTACAGCCGTAATATTTGTTGTTCCACCATTTTTTTGATTACCGAATCTAAATACTAACGTAGAGTTTAACCATAAAGACTCCCCACCTTTTGCTTTAATTTTAGGTTGTCCAAACGGATTATCGGGTAACTCCACCCATGGTTGATTTACCACTACAAGTGTATTCGTATACTTGGAATCTTGCCTTCTTGATTTACCTATTCTCTGGTTTAAACCCATACCTATTTTATCCGCCAAAGTTGCTGCATTATGCATTTTACCACCTTTACCTTCAAAAGTCATTTTACATGGAACTGAACCTACAGAATCCCATAAAAATAGTAAATCATATTGTAATTCACCCTTATCTTGTGCGTCTAGTAATGTGTTGATGTAATCAGTAATTTCTTCTATGTACTGAAAATCGTTATTGAATAGGAAAAATCCGTCCCAATCCACCTCACCAGTTGTTTTATCTACAACCTCTTCACAGTCAAAACCTAAAAGTTTAGCGTGTTCAAAACCCCACTTTTGTTCCGTTATAATTAAAACGGGGAGTATACCTTTTTTCTGTGCATCTACCGCGGCTTTAATTAATGCGGTAGTTTTTCCGGTGTCCGAATGACCAAGAAACATTTGTAAATGACCCATTGCTGGTCCAGGTAATCCTGTTGCATCAAGGAAAGCTTTCCCTAAATCAAAAAATCTTTCTGGTTTAAAGTTAGCTTTCTTTGAGAATTTATTTTTTAACTCCGAGAATGTTCTTTTTTTCAATGCCATATTCCCTAATTAAAATGGTAAGTCTTCGTCTTGTGGGTCGTTTGCTTGTGGGTCAGTAGAGGTAGAACCTAACGTACTTGTGGTTGTGGCTTTACTAACACTGTTCGGGTCATCATAAACATACTTTTTTTGTTCTGAATCCCAAACTGGGTCTAATCCTTTAGAAATTGCTTCTAAGTATTCAACTGGTTTTTGTGAATAAACATCTTTCCAAGTTCTTTCGTCACCTGTCCATTCTTTTACTTGACTCTCATCTTCTGACAATTTTCCTGGGTCTTCATACATAACAGAAGATACTGTTGTATACTCTCCTCTACCTCCAGGTAATGGTACTGACTGTAAAATAAGAATTAAATCTCTACCTTCATTAATGTCGGTAACATCTCCTTTATTTCTCCAGATTGGGATTATCTTATCGATTGGTCCGTCTCCTTTCCAGTTGTGTTTAAATCTCCAGAATTTTACACCGTCTTCTTCATTATCTCTATCAACAACTTTTACAATATAAAATTTTTGTGAACGATAAGAACGTGCTAATTCTTTTGATTGTGCATCACCAGCTAATCTTAAAGCTTCCTCTACCTCATTTAATGGACTTCTTTCACCGGAAGGTTTTCCATCTGAATTTTTTCCTGGGTCATAAAGTTTTTGCCATCTTCCTTGTACTTGGACGTTATGGAAGAATACTTCTTTAAATGGTGATGAGCCGTCGGTAGTTGGCACTATTCTAATTCTTTTTTCTCCTGATTTTGTTCCTTTTGGTAACATAATAGAAAGGTATTGTTTCATTCTTTCTTCTGATGTCATCTGTGGTTTTGTGGAACCACCACTTTGTTTGTTTTTCTCGTATTGAGCTAAAACTGCATCTAAACT